ACGCCATACTCAAGGGCTAATTGGTCAGCTAGTCCAAACTTTAATGTATTGAACCATTCAGATGGAAACTGGGGAATTGAAGTAGGCGTTAGGATGTCTGAAATAGGTTGTTGTACTTGTAGGTGGATAGTCCACCCTGCGGCATTTGGGTTGTTAAATACATACAGTACGCCATTACCCAATTGTGGGTCGTAATAGACCTGATTAGGAGTGCCAGAAGAGGGTTTATAGCCCTGTTGCATATACTCTTGACGTGAGATGACCTGAAGGGTTGTATCGTTCCCCTGAGGGCTTCTAATGAACGCCATAACGACTCTTAATGGGCGGTCACAGACTACATCTCCTGTTGGGCCTAATGTGTAGGTATATTGACCTGCTACCATAGGTACTGGGAGGTCTTCTACTAACCATAAGGGCATACCCTTAGTCTGTAGTTGTTTAATGTACAGGTTAAGGGCTTCTGAGCAGTTTTGATAGTCTTGTGGGGTTGGGCTATCTCCAGCACCAATTACTCCCAATACACGGAGTGCCCCATTAATAACTGCGTCCCTAGATTGTGAGTAAGTGGTTGTCATATTATTCCGCTTTTGGTTCTTCAGTAATTAAAGCAAACTGTTGTTGGAGCTTTTGTAGCAATGGATATGCTCCTGATTCAGTAGGTAGCTGTCCTACTACACGGAGAATAAATGCTGCTTCTTGGTCTTCTAATGTAAATGTTTTCATATTAATAATCCGTTTCAGGAAGCTGCCATACTAACATTTGAGGAGCTAATCCTTTTGTACCAGAGGCAGTAAATCCTGTGTTTGCTTTATAGTGGGTTGAAAAAGTAATTCCAGTTGAATCTACCGCAGCCATACCCCAAACTGGATTACCATTATCTACTACATATACTTGAATATCAACAGCACCTGATTTAGGTAAAATTGCTGCTGGGATTCCTGTCATTTTCATTGTTGTAGCATTACTTGTAGCTTCTACTCCAGTTGGTATTTTTAATGTAATTACTCGTCCTTCTTTAACCATGTTTACTACAGGAGATACTGTAGTGGTAAAACCACTTAAAGAAGATGTAATGGCAAAGGAATCGTTTTTGCCCCAATCGTAAATATTACCTACAGCAAAATCAGCAGAAGAAACAAGACCATCCCCTCCATTAGCCATTGAAGTAGTTAAATATAAATTACCATCTGTATAGTTACCGCCACCAAAAACGTTAGCCATTTGACCACATGAAATAGCATAATTACCTACAGTAGAACCTACACCATTAAAGAAACAACCATTAATAGCTACTGAGCCACGAATACCAGCAGAAGCACTTCCAAGAAGAATTGCATAGCTAGTTATTCCTTCAAAATACATTCCATTAAAAGAAACGCCCCAAGTTTGATTTGCAGTATAAAATCCACCACAATTTTCAGCAACGCCACCTTTAAAACTGCATCCTGTAACAACGCCGACAGTTTGTAAAAATGAACTGCTACTATTAGCACCTTGTTCAAAAGCGCAATCAGTCCAATGTAAATCAGAAACAAGTCCTGTTACAAGACCGCCTGTTAATACATTAATAAAAATGGAAGGACAACTTGTAATTTGACAGTTGATAAAATGAAAACTTTGAATATAAGTAGCAGAAACACATAAACGAATGTTTTTAAAAAAACATTGATTAAATTTCATTCTAAGAAATTTATCACCATTTAATACATAACAATCCACTGAAGAAGTAGAAGCGGTAAATGTAATGTTTTGAAAAACAATATGTTCACTAACAGGGACATTAGTTGTAGCAATCGTACTGCTAAACATGGTTTGCGCTATAGCTGTTTTAAAACCAGCATTACCACCAATACCTTGAATGATAAATTCGCTAGTAGTTGTATCTACAGGTCTATCAATGGTAATACTAGAGCTTAAAAGACATTGTCCTGGAATAGATAAAATAGGCCATTGAGCAAAAGAAGCGCAATAGTTTATTGCAGCTTGAACTGCTGCTGTATCGTCTGTTGTACCATCGCACACAGCGCCAAAGTCTTTAACTGAAAGAATGTCTTGGGCTTTACTATTAATAGTTCTATTAACTGCGCCTGTAGGTGTAGCCCCACCATCTTTTAAATCTATTTTTGGAATTAATGTTGTCATGTTATTACCTTAACCTTATAAAAGAAGCTCTGCAATTACTTCCACCGCCAACTGAAGTAAGTCTTATATTTGCCCCACTCATGTTCCAACCAGCCAAATAATCACCGCCTTGAGCAATATTAATTACTGTATAAGAAGAACCACCAATAGTAGTTACAATTCCTATTGCATAGGTTGTTGAAGCATTTAAGTCACTTGCTATACAAAACCATTGTTCGACACCAGAAGCGGTAAATGTTTTAACTGTTGTATTAGTAACAACTACTATATCAACTTGAGAATTTTGAATTACATTGCCTGTTATTTTTCCAGCTACAACTAGATTTGTTCCGTCAAAAGCTAAATTAGCACTAGAACTAAATGCGCTTGTTCCATTACCATAAGGAATATAACCAGCAGTAAGGCTTGTTAATCCAGTACCGCCACTACCAACTGCTAATGCAGTGCTAAATGTAGGGGCATAAGTAAATGTATTAGCTTCATCTAACTTTGGAAAATCATTAAGACTTGCAGCAACTAAACGAAGAGACACAACAGCACCTGAAGAGAAGGCAGTGCCTGAAGTACCATCTTGACCACGGACAATAGTAAAGGTAGTTCCTGATACTGCAGTTACTTTAACAATTTCAATTGTTGTTTGAGTAGCTGCATCGGCTAATGTGCAATAAAAATACTGAGAGCCTGTAGGTACAGGAAAGCCTGTCGCAGATGTAACAACCATAGAAGTAGCTATAGCAGTAATACCGCTGTTTAAAGTAGTATTAGCATTGTTTGCGAATAACATATTAGCCATAATTAATTGGTAAAATAAGTTCCAGAAATAACACAATCAAAAGTAGAGCCGATATTGGTAGTACCAGCCATTGCATTTAAACCGCCAGAGCTATTTATTTGCCATAAAGAACATTGGCTTGAATTTGCAGTAATTTGACCTAATATTTGAATAGTATTTGCTGAAGGAGTATAACCAGCAGTAGGGAAAATAGATGCAGTTGCGTAATCACTATTTGTATTATTACTTGCAATTGGCAAAGTTACATAAACATTAGACCCAAGACTATTTAAAGCACTTACAGTAACTCTCAAGTTAAATGAAAGAGTACGGCCTTGCAAAGTATAATAACCTAAAGCATTGCTTAAAGTTGCTGTATGAGTTCCATCAGTTAATGTAGGTGTCCAAGTTAATATTTCATTGGAAGCAGATTTTGTTCCTAAAACTGTAGAGGATTGTTGTAATGTTCCATTTAAACTAATAGCTGGATTTGTTACGCAAACTAAAGAAGAATTACCAACATAAGTATTACCGCCAGCATCAGCACCTCCAACACCATCCCAGCTAATTACTGGAATATCTTGATTTATTACAAGATTGTTATGAAATTCTGAATAGCTTATTGAACCGCCAAATACAATAAAACCACTTGTTGCATCTGTTACTGTATTAGTGCTGTTATTGCTAATTTTGTAATATCTATTTACATTTCCACCTGAAGTAGAACCTACAGTAATTTTTCCTGCTCTAAATGCGTTATTTGCTACTGTGCAAGCATATACTGCTGGGCCTACAGTAATTGTTCCAAAATCAAATGAGTTATTGCTAAATACGTTGTCGTTGTTTACTGGTGCGCCAGTTGCACCACCCAAGTTAATTCCTTGAGCAATAATTGTTCCGCCTGAGTCAGATTTACCAATAGGTTCATCAGCCCAATAAGTAGAAACACCCGCAGGTACTACAGGCGTTACATACCCAGACATAAATTGGTTGTTAGATATATAACAACCATAAGAGCTTTGGTTTGATACGTTATTTGGTTCAATGTCTACTACGCCGTAAATAGTGTTGCTATCTACTAAAAGACCTTGAACATCAACGGCAGCCATAGCCCATAACGATTTAGAGCCACCTAAATATGACGAAACACCGTTACCATATCTTGTTTTAATGGTATTGCCTTGGATACGAATATTAAGGCAAGTTTCAGTAGTGCCACCGCCAGCTACGTTAGGGTCGCCAACAGTATATAGGGTGTAACCAAGGCTGTTTGTAATATAGCAATTAGTAATAGTAGTGTTTTTAGATGAATGAAAAATACCGACTAATAAATCACGTTCTCTGCTTGCGCCTAATGTACCGCCAGCATATCCGTACATATTTAAGTTTTGTATAACAGTATTGTTGGCATTTGAAATAGCCAACATACATCCAGGCGAGCCTTGATAGATGGACGCATTTTGACCATCTAAAGTAACATTGTTGGAGTTATTAGTAGTAGAAAGGCTCCCCAATATTAACTGAGCAGCAAGACCTGATGTGCTGACTGTTAACCCAGTTCCTAAATAATACTTACCTTGTGGAAAATAAACGGTGCAATTCCCAACAGATTTAGCATAATCTAACGCTGCCTGTATTGCTAATCGGTTATCTGTACCTACACCTGTAGTAGGATTAAAGTCACCTACAGCTCCAAAGTCTTTTACAGATACAGACTCTTGAAGTTTAGATTCTAGTGTACGAGTTACTGCCCCTGCAGCGCCTTCATTATAGTTAATGTCAGTTGCGTAGATTGTTCCAGCAGCTACAGAAAGGTTACTCAGGAACTCGACTACATCCCCATCATTAAGACCTGTTGTAAAGGTAACTACGTTTACGCTAGTTTCAGAGTAATTTGTACCTGATACTTGTTTAGAGCCGTTTACAAATACTGCAAGATTGTTTGTGCCAGGGGAATAATCAAAAGTAGTTAATGTAAATACTGTTTGACCTTGTGTTGCTGTAAACGACTGTTCTAATGTAGTAGATGCAGTAGAACCTGCAATATAGTTCATGCCAGCAGCAGTAATACGCAATTGGGCGTTATCACCAGTGTTCCAGTATTGTGCTGTTGTGCCTTCTTGTCCACGCTCAATAGTGAAAATATCACCGCTACGAGCAGTACATTTAACAATCTCAATGATTGGGCCACTCAGACTGATTAAGCTAACGTAGAAGTAGTCTCCACCAGTTGGATTTGGGAATAGGTTTCCAGCATTAGCAGATACCTGCATTGTTGTTGCTGTATTGGTTATTCCGAAAGCCAAATAAGTGGCTGCGTTATTAGTATATAAAGGACGGCCCATATATTATCCTAGTGTATATGTGTCGACAGCATAACCGTCAACTAATTGAATTGTGGATTGTACAATGCTGTATTCGTCTGGAGCCTGTGGTCTAGAGACTGGTACAGACATATTATCTCGTACGCCTTTTACATAATCTTGAGGCTGACGAATCTCCCAATCATAGCTACAAACGTATAAACCATCCCAACGGAGCTTTAATTGCGAAAACTTGTATTTGTGACCACAAGCATCACATATACCGTTATAGTCGCCATTCCGTAAGTAATCAGCGTGTCCCATTTTAAATCTCGTCTGGAGAATAAACTGGTATATCACCAACACAAGTATACGTATTGCCTTCATTGGTTGTGCAGGTCATAATTAGTCGATAGGTATTATCAGCGACACCGCCAATAACTCGTTGTGTTGCTTTGCCAAGGTTTAAATTGACACTTCCTGACAATATGGCAGAAGGGTTGGTATCTGTGCCTTGGGCTGTAATAGCCGTGCAGGTTCCAGATGATAATGTTTCAGTTGGCTGCAGAACTGGGTTAAAGTCAAAGCTAAATAGCTCTGATTCTGGAACTAATTTATACGAAAACTGGCTCATTTTGAGACCTTTTTATTACTTGTGTTTGCAAGGACGTTCCGTTGCTTATACAAGTCAACGAGACGCTCTTTAAATTGTACTACGCTCAACCGTTCTTTATAAAGCTCTGTTACCCTGTCTCGGAAGTCCACCGTAAAGGTATAGCGAATTACTGCCCCTAATTTGGGGAAAAACTCACGGACTAATGTTGCTATTGTAGCCGAAATAACGGCTAAAGTAACAGATATTTGTTTAAATAGTGATGCTGTAGTGGTGGATGTGACCGCAAATAACTTGTTGATTAATTTGTTAACTCTTGCGGTAGTTGTGGATGTAACGGATAAGATTACGCCAAGCACAAACCTATGAATTAAAGTAACCGTGCTTGTAGATACATAACTTAGGGTTTTCCCTATGTATCGAATAAATGTAGCGGTTGATGTACTGACCACAGAAAGCGTCTTTAAAGACTTTTTAATGATAGATGCTGTGGTAGCAGATACCACGGTCAGTTTTGCCGTTATAGAGCGAATTATGGACGCTGTAGACGATGAAATGACAGATAGTGTCTTGGCTATAGCTCTAACAAAGGATGCTGTAGTCGTAGATGTAACTGACAAGAATTTATTAGCTGACTTAATTAAAGTTGCAGTGCTTGTGCTAACTACACTCTTAATTAAATTAACTGTTCTGACAAACGATGCTGTTGTGGTGGAAGTTGCCGATTTAGTGACTGCAATAGCCTTTTTAATGCTTATTACCGTAGCCTCTGTGACCGACAAAAGGATAAGGTGAAAGGCACTTTCTGTAATTACTGCTACAGACATCTCACTAACAAGGGTTAAAAATTTACCTATAGCTCTTTTAAAACTAGCTGTAGTTGTAGATGTGACCGCTAATAGTTTGTTGGGTAATTTGACTATTGTTGCTGTAGATGCAACGATTGTTGCCGTAATGGTCTTGGCTATTGCCCTGACAAATGATGCTGTCGAGGTAGCCGATGCGGATAATGCTTTAAGTATACTGGCTATTCTAGAGATGGTGCTAGTGCTCGTAGATGTTACAGATAATGTAGGAGTAAGAGTTATCGTATCCTGGTCATTAATTGCAACTCTATTTACACTAGACCCATTTATTGCCATTTTTAACTAAATTGTACTTTTACCGTAAACTGAATTGAGTCACCACTGTTTAACGCAATACCTGTAAAGTCACCCTTTACAAACAAGTTACCAGATGACACAGCATCAAACGTACCAGCATTGGTAATGGTTTGTGATGTTCCAGAGGTTAATGTTCCTACAACTTGAAATGTATCATTAGTTGTAGAAGTTGTTTGTTGAGATGCTGTACCAGTAGTACGAGTCGCAGGAGAGCTAGATTCAGTAAATAAAGTCGTGTCAGTTGCCGCAGTAGTACCAGCACCAGTTCCCCATGCTACATAAAGGGGTGTGGTTCCAGCACCGTTAATACGGTTAGTAACAACGGCTTTTCCTGTGTTAACCAATAAGGTTGCCATATTTGTTTCCTTTTGATAAATTTTGAACTGCTGGAATTACTTGAAGATTGCTCCAAACATGAAGACCGCATACATTCTTTCCTTGAAGGGGAATAATGTGGTCAATATGCCATTTAAATCCAGTTATTGCTTCTCTTAACTTAGCCAAATTGGTTGCTTCTTCCGTTACAAATTCTGTAAGTTCAAAATTCCATTTAGGCGTTGCATTCATCTTTTTGTACTTGTATTTTAGTACCTTAGCAAGGCATTTGTCCTTGTTTTTAGATGACCAATTAGAAATAACCTTTCTGATTTTTTCATAATTCTTTTCTCTATATTCTTTTGAATATTTTTTATGCAAGTCCCTGTTTTCGGGTTTAGCCTTATATTCTTTGTCATAAGTATTCTCTAAATAACGAGCTTTTCTTTTAACATTAGTACAATGCTTACAAGCAGTTTTATATCCACTTGAAGTAGATGCGTCCTTATGAAACTCAGATAAGAGCTTTATGGACTTACAGATAGAGCAGTGCTTTACCTGTGTAGCCATTTTTTAATTCTCCAAATAATTCGTTTGATTGGGTTTTTATGCCAGTAATCAATAACGCCCAATTCCTCTACTGTACCGTCTGCACGGGTAACTGTAGCAATAAATTGGATTTCTTTAGCGTTGCTGATTGCGTGTTGCATAATTAATCTTTGATAATTTCTAAAACAATTACAAATGATGTATTTAAGGTAGTTGTTGCACCACCCAAAGTTGTCAAAGTAATATTGCCATTAGGTGTTGTTGCGTTATCAGTAATACCACCAAATGAAGCAGCTTTAATTTCACCACGACCAGTACATTCCCACAATAGTTGAGGGGTAGCACCATCCCAGTTTAAAGTAGCTTGAATTCCATCTTGAATGTCAAAATTAATACGTTTGATACGGACTGTTTTTGCTAATGTTCCTTGTGCATCAATTGGACTTAATGTACTTGGGTCAAGAACTGTGTAAGCGGTAATATCTGTACCATTAACATATCCTGCAATCTTTAATGTGGCATTTCTATAGCCATCATTAAGGATTTGAAATGGAAGAATGTGAGTACCCATAATTAATAACCGCCTTTAGGCTTCTTTGCTTTAGTTGATTGCATTGGGTTCTTAACTTTGTCTTTAGTCGGCTTTTGAACTGGAGCTTTTACGCCCATTCCAATAGACTGACCTTCACGTAATTTTTTATTAGGCATAATTTTTTCCTTTAAGTTAGAGAAAAAACCCCCTAGAGACCTTTTGGGAAACTAGGGGGAATCGCTCACGTGCGAGTTAATTAAACTCCAGGTGTGCCCCACAATGCACGTGGGTCGCCCCAACCGAAGGCATAACGCTCATACGATTTAGCCTTAGCATTCATCGTATCAAAGTCATTGTCTTGGTCAAACGTGATTGCTTGACGCTCTTGGTGAATCATACCTGTATTCATAGGTACGTTAGCACGAATAAAGAATGCTTTAGTACTTGTGAGGTAATGGTTCATCTTGATACCTTCAGGCAATGCGTTAGTAGCGTGTAATACGTTTACAGCGTTACTTGCAGTACCAGGAGGGTTAGCACCAGTGTTGTATGAATATACAGACTTGAGAATGCGATTAGCTTCAAACCAGTTGCTTGGGTGAACGATGATAGAACGTGGCATCAAGTTGATGCGTAGTCCACGGTCGTTCAACGCTAACATCTGTTGAATAATCAAGTTCTCAATAGCGGCTTCAGACAGGTTAGCTGCAGTAGTTAACAAGTTGCTGAATGTACCACCAGAGGTGTTAGGGTGTGAAGCGTTTAACAGTGATACACCGTCGCCACCAGCATAGCTGTTAGAGAAAGCGTTGTTGTATACGTTAGCGGCAACGTTCTCTTTGGTTTGACGCATAGAGAAAGCGTTAGCA